CCCACTCAGCGCGTTTAATAGTTTCCATACCGCCTACTTCGTCGCTGGTGCGGTACTGGTGATAAGCGTTCAGGTCGCGCCTGAAAAGACGGAAACCTTCGTCTATGTCGTAAGGGTCAAGGTCAAAAACTCGAACCGGATGTCGACCGCAGTCGATCGACTCGCTGACGGCGATGAAGAAGAAACTGTGCGCCTCACCAGTAGTGTGTTTCGCTCCTTCGCAGTACATGGCGTACTGAACGTGGTAGCGGAGCTCCTCTACGTGGCGCGCGAATCGTGACATGTCACTCACCTTTTTTACGTCAGCCAGTACGGGTAAACGCTTAAGCCCTTTATCAGGACGAATACGGCACAACTCGCCGGTCTCTTCGTCGATCCAGTAGTGCGACGCTTCGCAATCGCCTTCCTGTTCAAGCAGCCAGCGCGCCGCCGGGTGAGCAAACGCACTGTCGCGCATCAACTGCAATTTCCGGCCTTCTTCGGCGCTCATAACTGTCATACCCTTGCCGGAAACTTCCTTAAGAAATGCTGCTTCCTCTTCCTTTCCGGCAGTGGTGCGGCGGTTGAAAGATGGGGCCACGATGAAGCGTTTGCTGAACTCTTCAGGCTCCAGCAGCAGGCAGTGCAGGGCGGTTCCCATATCCAGAGCCTGGAGCTTTTCCGTATCGACCGGCGCATTCTTCTGCCATTCCAGCAGTGCTGGGTTTATTGCCACCATGTCGAGCTGCGACTTACTAACGCCGTCACCGGCGTGGTAGGCCTCGTTTGAGATGTCGCGGTAGATGCCCGGTTTCACGCTGCATCCCTCGCACTGTCGATCTGGTCAGCCATATCCCAGCGGGCGGCGACGCCGGAAAGCTCGCGTAGCAGCGCGCCGATGATTTCCGTGGCTTCAACGTCTTCAAGCACATGAGTGATGATCTCGTTGCGCATGCCAGCAGCCTGCCAGGATTCGCGGATCACTTTGTTCAGCGCGCTATTGCTCAGCGCCGCGTCCAGCTCTTCCTGCCGCGCTTCCACCTGCTTGCAGATGCAGTAATCGGCGGACATTTGCTCGATGATTTTTTCCATCTTTCCAATCTGTTGAAGGTTCATTGTGAGTACCCCGTTAATCGTTCAAACCCGGCTTTCACCATCTGCTCAAAGTTCATCGTGAAACCTTCACGCGGCTTATCGACAGATACGAAACGCCATTCATAACCATTTGCCTGGCGGTAAACCCGGTACGGCCTGCCGTTCACATCGACCGTCGCCTCAGGCGCGCATTTCTCTTTCAACACTGCGGGCCTCCCTGGTTATGAATGCCCACTCGACCGCCTCGCGCAG